CTCTCGGCTCAATCGCAACTGCTGCTCAAACTGCCTCGGACTCATGCCCTGTTCTTTCTCCAATTGCTGCTGAAGCCTATTGATGTCTTGTTGGACCAAACGTGCATCATCCATTAGGCCTTCTCTCTGTAGAAGGCCTCTCTGTAACAGAAGCCGATTGATCTGCCCTTGGGTTGATAGACCAGATGGAGCTTGGGGTACTGTGGGAGAAGGGCCCTGTTGTGGTGCCGGTTCTCCTGGCTGGCCCTCACCTTCAAGAATGGCCCTCCGTCTTGCTGCCTTTCCTTGTTGACCCAAAAATTCAAACAGTTGGCTAGGATTAGAGCCGAGCTTAAACAGATTGCGGGTAAAGTTGACTGGATCATCTTCCAGCATTCCCTTCAGGGCGGATTCAAACGCTCCAATTTCCTCATCCTCAATCTTCGAGAGGAGATTTTTAAATGGCTTGAATTGGGCATTGCTCGGATCGCCCCCCTTGCTTTGAATGTAGAGGTCGAATAGGGCTGGTCGCTTCGCAGGAGCTGCATGGAGAATGTTTGCATAGGCCTGGAATTCAGACTCGGCCTTACGCTGGTCAAGTGCCTGCTGATGTTGCTTCAATGCGATGCCAGCGGTAAGGCCCCGGAATAATCCCGTGGTCAATCCACCCACTCCGCTGAGAAAATTTCTACTCCCGTTAGACATTTTTCATGCATCCCACAAATTAGGTGCGGTTTCCAAATATGCTTCGGCCAAAACAGACCAGCCATAAATTGAGTCCATTCTCTCTATCGACGAATTACATTTTAGACACAACAACCCCCTGACTTGACCACTCTTATGATCGTGGTCAACGACCAATCCGCGAACATTCGGAGCTTCTTGACAGATCACACAAACCCCTCCCTGCTTTACTAGCATTTCTTCATATTGTTTGCTGGTTATACCGTAATTTCTCTTGAGATGGCCGTTTCTGGCCTTTTCCCTGCCCTTAACGTCGTATTCCTGCTGCTTATGTGGATTCCTCTTTAGCCATTGGCTATAAATTCTTTTCTGGCAGGATTTGCAATAAGATTGAAATCCCCTTGAAGAACTTTTGTAAAATTCAGATGGAGATTTCTCTATTTTGCATTTACAACAAATCTTCGCCATTTATCCCAACCCCAAGGCCTTACCGAACACGCTACCAGTAAATGTGCTAGAGGGCTGCGTGAATCCTAGCCCTAGCAACCCACCAATACCTCCGAAAATGTCGCTAAACAAACCCGACGATGCCTGCGCGGACTGAAGTGCCGCCTGACTCTGCAAACCCCTCTGGAACTGAAATGGCTGTTGGGCTGCTCCGAATCCTGCCGCCGCCTGCCCAAATCCCCCTGCTGCCTGAAACGGAAAGTTGGAGGCTCCGGTGATATTCCTGAGCAAGTTTTGCAACTGTAAATCATTCGCCTGTTGCCGCGAGATACCTAACTGCTCCGCGAGGCTGAGATCACCACGTCTCGCTGATTCGAGTAGCTCACTTCTCCGCTGACCGAACTCGCCCAAGGATTCAATGCCAGGGGATGAGGTCTCGAAGCCTGGGCCAAGTTGACGGCGTAATGTCTCTCTCAATGTGCGTTCGTTTTCGGCCAGATCACTTAATAGGGCTGGATTGACTGGTAGTTGTCCTGACAGGGCTGCCTGGGTGCGCTCAAGGAAGCCCTTTTCAATTTGCGAGCGGAGCGGAGCCAGTTCGTCTGTGATGGGCTCGAAGGAGATGATGCGGCTGGGATCATTGGGGTCGAAGATGGGCTTGACTCCCGTAGATTCAAAGATGAACGGTGATAGCAGATTTTGAATGCGCTGCTGCTCTGTGAATGCGGAGGCTTGCTGCTCGAGGAGGCGTGTCTGCGTTGCCTGCAAGGCACGCTCCTCGGATGTTGGCCCTGGGATATTGACCGTGCCCTTGGCTTCAGCCACAGGCCCATCGTACTCGTAGGATTGCTCCTCAATGACATTGCCCCTGTAATCCCAGACTACTTTCGTATAGATTTTCAATTTATCCCCCGACGAAACCATTGGTAGCCATCGTGATAGCCTAAGTCTGTCACAAATCCATTCCCGTGCTTCTTCAACATCGCCTCATGCTTGATGCGGTGCGGCTCTACGCGGAAATAGTAGAAGCTCACACCCGCTTGCTTCAACACACGCTCAATATGCTCAATCAGCCGAATGTAAACGAAGATGCTCTTAGCCAATATCGGCTCTACCATCACCGTATCCGTCACATGCCGTCGTGCGATGAAGCCGATGAGATCCCCGTTCCGCTCTGCCACGATCTGAGGATACACCGTAGGAAACTTGGGAATGTCCGTTTCCCCCCACAACGCCTCGATCCGCGGCGCATAGTAGTCGTAGTCGGCAATGAGGCGATAGGAGGTTGCGTTTGGGTGCATCAGATTAGCTCCACCGAACTAGGGCAAGTGTCGCCCTGTTGGCTAGTACCACTTCCCCTGTCACCTCGTCCTTCCCAACAGCCTTCACCGTAATCGTATGCTGACCACTCGTGACATGATAGATATTTGCTCCAGTGCCGGCGAGGACGTATCCAGGCTTGAGGTCAAGGCGGATCTCGGGGTTCAACTCAATAATCCCATCAATGGCAAACACCGTCGCCACTTGAACCTCGGTTCCAGATGGGTTGTGGAAGATTGCTGTCTTAATCAGCAGGATAACCTCATCGTCAAAGTACGCCGTAATCGCCAGGCCCGGGATGTCTTGAAATGCCGACGACAACGGGAAGTTCGCGGGTGGTCCTGTTACCTTCATGCTGTGCATTATGTCAGCTCCACTTGTACGACCTGCACCACCGCCGTGATTGTTAGGGCGGCTGAACCATGCTGCACTGTGACTTCAAGAGTTTTGGCCAGTGTTGAATCTTCGGCAATGGCGTTGTGCATGGATATTTTGTGATCGAGAAGCGTGGCGTCCGACCCGCCGCCAGTTGATCCTGTATCTGCTTGACCCATCAAATATGCGGTGACTGAGGCTTGAGCATTTGTCGCATTGAACGCCGATAGATCGGTCTTGACGGTAAAAATCCGATTGTCGGCATCGCTCGCTAGGACGGCGGACGACACCAATCCGATGAGCGTCGCCCCATACTTTACCCTCACTTGAAATGTTTCTGCGCCCGCTGACGTATTGGCATAGTACCCAAACATCGTCAGTCGAATCATCCTATTGGTCCCTAGCGTGTTTGCAGGAACACTAAAGCTATACACGGATGTTTCTGCGCCCGTATTTGAGACAGTTGTAGATGAAACATCCCTGTCCAACACGACGGGAAAGACCCGTGCGGCATTCCCGTCGTGCCACGTCAATTTTTGAGCATTGCGTCTTAGGCGACCCGAGGCACTGGCATCGGAAGCGGCATCATCTAATTCGATTTCATCAAGGTTAATAATATCTTTCGTATTGGCGTCTAAATCCCTGGTCAGACGAGATGCCACACCGCCTATATCGCCCGTGCGCTTAGTAAATCGTCTCATCATGCAATCCTATTCACGTAGCCGTGCAGCACAATGATGCTCGCTGTGGCGGCGAATGCCCGTACCTGACGTGCATTCTGAAGTGGCAAGCCGGGGATGATGAGATACAAGCCATCCCGTGTGGGAACCGTAAATCGTGTTGCCAAGCCAGCCTGACCCGTGCTCCGCGCCCACTCGACAGTGAGCAACTTGTCTGCTGTTGCCGTGTTGTGTGCCCAGATCCATACCTCGTCAAAATTGGTCGTTCCAGTCACGGAGGTATGAATGAGCGTCCCAGTTGCACTCGTACCCGTGACTGTGATTCCCCTACCGTCTGTGCTCGCCGAGAATTTGCGTTTCGTGAATGTCGCCACCGAACCCTCCTAGCTGAATACTTGCGTTGCCAGAATCACCGATGAGCTATCCAATGAAATATCGCCTACCGCAACCGTTTCGTACCATTGCGCCACGCTGGGATCAAAGGCACTCTTAAATTCCTCAATCGTGAATCGGATTCTTTCGAGTTCACCTGATAATGACGTTGGTAATGATTCGGTGCCGACCTCCCCAGGATCAGTCCCCGTCTGCATCTGAGCAGCACTAGAGGAATAGTCATCATACGTTGCCGGTCCTTGATTAGTATGGTTTACATGATCCGTATTATAGATATTTGCCGTCAAGGTCAGTCCGGCCGCTCGTGTCGTATGCGAATATCCAGCGGGCATACTACTTCTCCTTCTTCTTCAGGTGTCGATTCTGAAACACTGCCCAGGCAATCTTCCCCATGCCCCGTCGCTCCTCTTCTTCCATTTGGAGCAAATCCTGAGCATAGATTTGATCACGCTGGTCATCTGTAAGATTAATCGCGCATGACTTGCACATGGGGGTTTCATGGGCCGATCCATCATCAAATTCGAGCGTGACAATGGTATAATTAGGACAATTCACCATGATAAGATGTCCCGTCTTTTCATGGGGCACCAAGGATCGGATCGTACATCCGCAGAGCTTACAAGAGACCTTTTCATAGGTACAATGGTCATGGGGGCCATAATGGCAATACTGCTTCAACTCGCCACGGCTAGCCTTGACCGCACCTATCTTCGCCTGAATGTCGGGGGGCATTGCCATCACAACCTCTCATCGCTGACGCGGAAGTGGAGGTAAAATTTAGACACCGAGAAATCCTGTCCATCGCCCGAATTCCGACCCTGTAAAGAAATGCGCCGCCCGCCTCCAGTAATGCGCCTTTTTTTATTCAAGACCTGATCGCCAGCCAATACATCCGTATCAAGCACAAAACTCCCCAAACTAGATCCACTCTCCCCCATGTTGAATTGCACCGTCTCCGTGATCTGACCGTCCCAGAGAATATCGACTGATAGGTTCCAATCACCTTTTGGTTCCACCACGAGTTCCAAAAAATCACCCATCTTTCTCTTGGTGCCCAAGGATTGATCCGCAAAGCTGAGGTCCGTGTGTGGCGTCTGAAATTGGCCGTTGTACGCCGTCCCAGCATTGGATCGGGTTTCTTGGTCTAGTCGGTACACAGTGCCCCTATCGCTACCAAGCATGGGCCGGGGAATGTTATTGCTGTCCTTCCGCATCCACATTGACTGGGGCCGATCTCTGTCACTGATGCTGAATCTCGGAATGTCCAGCCTGTTGAAGTCTACGACCAACCGACGATCATTTACCGTAGATCCAATAGCCGCTATCGCAAAATGCGCCTGACGCTTGGCTGAGTAATAGACAGACCGCACGATATCGAGGTGGGCTAGGTTAAAGTTCTCCCGGATGAATGGCCCAAGATCGGCAATCTGAGATAGATTGCGGCTTCCCACATCTCCGAATTCTGTGACGGTTGAAATGAGATGCAGGTTGGCTCCGTTGTCCATAAACAAAATGTCGTCGTCTATGATGACGGCTGAGTAGGGGCTAAAGCCTCCAATAGCCCCCGTCAACCTCGTCACGCGCCAATTAGCGATGGTGGTGCTTGATGTATCAATAACATATAGGCCAAGGGGCTTCTTCCAGGTCACAATGACTCCCTTAAAGGAGATGCCCCCTACCAGCTCCTCACCTTCGCCGGGATAGACGTTGAGTTGTCCAGCATCGCCAGAAACAAAGGATCTATGGTCAGTCGTTTTACTGTAGTACCACCGATGATCCTTACACGCCCAGAGACGACCTTCGTGAATCATGCCAGAAACGGGCTGATCTGAGCCTGTCCAGTCGGCCGCCCCGCTGGCCAACACTTTCATGGTCGTACTATCTCCCGAGCACGTCCTGATAGCATTCTTTTCGCTGATAAGAAACAGCAGACGCGGGTTTCCCTGCGTTTCTGCGCCACCCTCCACAAAGACCGGCACGGTATCAGTGAAATTCAGTCCGCTCACCATGACAGTCGGGAACGTACCCCCGCCCGTATCCCGTAAGACCCTCCCAGTTCCAGCCACGATGATCTGTCGCTGCACACCCTCGGACGGGTTCCAGTCCACGCCAGCCAGAATGGACGTGCCGGTGCTGATAATTGTGCCAGAGCTGTAGAGGGCCGTGCCGCCCTCTTTCTGGAGCGTCCCGTTTTCATAGGTGAGGTTTGTCGCCTGCAAGAGTTGCTGCGGCTTGGCCTGGGAGAGATTCTTCGTCCCAGTCAGACCATCACTGCCCACGGGAAGTTCTATGATATGGCCAGCGTAACTCATCCTAGAATTACCCCTGATTCGGTCCGCAACGCTTCCGCATGCTCCTCAAGCTCCGAAGGCCGTGGAATGATCTTCCCAAAAGTCCTCCCCATCACCACGAGTCGTTGCTGATTCTCACGGGCCATCGCCTTGAGCCCTTGGCGTGCCGCCAGTAATATCGCATCGGCCCGGTTATCGTTCTTGTCCACCATGAGCCAGCCTGTGGCAATGTCGGCAAGCACCCGGCGATACTGACGAGGCACAAGAGGCACAGACCCCGTCGCATCGGTGAGGTCCGCAGGAGCCCGCATATAGTCGTACTCCAGCCGCATCAAATCGCCAGTGGCCGTGCCCCCATAGCGATCAAAGCGCACACGCTGCTCATCAATGTGGGCGAAGGCATGGGGCACGCCCTGATCCACGGTCCGTAGGGGCCAACGCCGGTCAAGGGAGATAATACTCATGCCCTCAATCTCATCTCGTCCAGACTGATAGGCCCGCATGGGAGAGATCACGTTGAGCACATCCGTTGCTAGGGTATATTCCAGCTTAAACAATTTATAGCTGGCCGCCGTGGCCGTGGTGCCCGTGTATCTGCTGTCGAGGACCGCCGATGTGGACCCCGATGTGTTGGTGGAGATGCGGAAAACATCTCCGTTGCTATTGTCCACACGAAAGAACCAACCGCTCACCGTCGCCTGAATAGCGGGGTCGGGGGCTGCGGAGAACGTAATGGCCGTACTGCCCTTCGTCACGTTCACCGTGCCATTTACAATGCGCGGCTCAAGCGTCAACACCCCAGGCGGATTCTTACGAAGCCACAGCCACTTTTCGTTCAGGGATGGATCAAGTTCTGCCCCGCCTGTCCAAATGATCTGATAGCCTCTATTGAGATATTGCAGAGCGATGGCATCAAAATCACTCGTGCCGTCCGTGGGCTCTCCGTTACGGAAGAGGATGTCCGTCACAAGGTCTTGGCTATGGGTGTAGTTAGACATCTAACTCTTCGCCTTCTCCAATAACGCCTGTAGGGCTGGGATGATAATAATGGCCCGCCCCACTCCCATGAGTGCGAGGGTATATCGCTTCCTCGCCACGTCTGGCGCAGCCCCCGTGCCCGTTATCACATATGCTGGCACCATCAACGCTGGGATCATGGCACAAACCCGTGTAGGGCAATGTCCAGTACCCGGTCGCCCGATGTATTGTTAGAATCCTGGATATTGCAGGACAGCCTCGTTCCGGCGGCTATATCGCATGGGAATGGTCCCAAGACCGTCTGGGTCGGTAAGTCACCTGTTGAATTGCAACCCTGATATATATTCGGAATAATCACCTGCTCTGATCCTGCCCCTCCCTGCTCAATGTCAAAGAGCCATCGGTGCACCGCAGACCTCGAAGCGTCTCCTCCACCTCCACTGCCCACCATGAGAGCGACTACGCGCTGAGGTGTGGAGGCTGTAATTTGTGTTCGTGTTTTGGTGTTATTCGTTGCCCCTGGGTCGCAATTGATGCCTCGGCTACTTGATGGCGTATACAGAGCTATGCAGCGTGAGTAACCCGGCCCACCAAAAAGACTGCTGGAGTGCCCCACGATAAGAATGTCCAATGTGGTGCTTAACACACTAGAGGCGCACCGGATGGAAAGTTGGCTGCCCGCCGGGACGTGAATCGGCAGCATATGATACTGCGCCCAATGACCGTCTTTTACGTCGCAGTGCCGCAGATCGTCGGCAATAATAAATCTGTTCCCACCGACGTTAATCGAGAGGTCGAATACGAAATCAGCCGCCGCACTTGAGTTTCCAAACATGAGGCTGACCGCCTCGTAATCGAAACTCGTCACAGCCCCAATGTCCGCGTAGCTACCCTTAGTGTTGGCAGAAGCGGCGGCAGTAATTGTTGTGGCATTCGTACTGGCCGTAATCGCCCCACGATTCTCAGTTCTCGCTGCTGTATTTAGATGCCAGTTAAACATCTTAGGGAACGAACCCCCATAGGGCCACGTCCACGTCCCGGTCCCCGTCCGTGGTGACATGGCATTGGATATTGCACGATAAGCGGCTTGCTGATGGGATGTCACAGGGATAGGGGCCGAATACCTTCGAGGTTGGGATGTCATATGGAGCACCCCGCCCGAGATACATATTAGGCAATACCACCTGTTCGGTCCCAGCCCCGCCAACCTCAATGTCAAAGAGCCAGCGCGTTGCAGCGGCGGCAATATCGGCGTTCGGTCCGACATAGACCAAGAGAGCAACCGCCCTATCGGATGTAGATGCGGTGATTTGGGTGCGCGTTTTGGTGTGTGCGACTGCCCCGGGATCACAGTTAATTCCCCTGCTGGTGCTGGGAGTGTAGAAGGCCCGGCACCGTGAGTATCCTGGTGCACCAAACGGGCCGCTGGAGTAGCCGATGATGACGATTTGGCATGTTGCCGATGCCGTGCTGGAAGCACACCGCACGGACAACTGACTCCCAGAGGGGACATGGAGGGGCAAGGCGTAGCCGTCCCACTGCTCATTGGCGGCTCGCATATTGCAGTACCGCAAGTCCTCGGCAATAATAAACCGATTTCCACCGACATTAATGGCCAGATCGAGCACATAATCAGCGGCGGCACTCCCCGCACCAATGAAGAGCAATAACCACTCGTAATCAAAACCCGTCGTGCTTCCAATGTCTGAGTAGTTGCCCTTATTGTTGGCCGTACCTGCCGTGATGGTCGCCCCAGACGTCGTTCCCGTGACGGCCCCGCGATTCTCTCTGCGGGCGGCGATGTGGGGCACCCAGTTGAACATTTAAACCCTGCTAGGTGCGACACGGCGCACATCCTCAAAGCAAATGATGTTCAGTTTCTCGAAGTCGGCCACATCTGACTGGCGAAAGAAATTGTCTACGAATGCGGAAGCCGCATTCCAGTTACCAAATCGCCGCTCCTCAATGGTCACGGACTCTAAGCCTTCCAAGTTAATCGTGCGGACAAGTCGAGTCTGAACCACAACCATTACTGCACCTTATACACGGCAACAGGATATGAATTACCCGTACCCTGCGCCCTCGTCAGCGTATATTTAATGTGATGCGGACTGACTCGGGCAATGGTCTTGAAATGTTTTTCGGTCTGTGCGCCCACCATGGTATATGCCTTGATGAGTCTTTCGGTTCCAGTAGCACGAGGTTTCCCATATTCCCGGATGATAATGATGGTGGGCGTCGTGCCTCCTACCATAGCGTTGACATCTACATTCAAGTCGTACACATTTGCACTCGTGATTGTGGCAATAGTGTTCTCTCCAGTGGTCGTTGCTGATATCACACCAGCGGTTGCAACTGACAGGGCCATCTCTTACTCCCTATGGAGCCACATAGTAATGGACGTTGACGATCATGCCTGCGCTCGACGCATCCAAACGACCAGCAAGCAGGCGGTTCGCCGTCAGCTTCCACGGCGGGTCGTATTTGATAATGGCCCCGCCGCCCGCTGACGCGAACCGCGCTCTGAATCCCTTGCCCCCTGTGGCTGTATCTCCAGACTCAAAGACCGATAGGGTATTCGCTACGCCTACATTGCTCGGATAGAGTGTGGTGATGTGGATAGATTGCCCTGCCCCAGGCGCGGCAACCATGGTGGATACCGTTGTTGCAGTGAGTAGGAAATAGCGTGGGCCATGCCCAGTGGTGCCCGTGGACCGTGGTTGCGCCGGGTGGTTGAGAATCGTAACTTGCCGCCCTTGGAGGTCCACCCAGATATACGAGGAATCCCCTGTCGCAACGGCAGTCGGCTCCGTGACTCGTGCGCGTCCCGCCACCAGAACGGGTCGCGCCCCAGTCGCAAGGGCATCATGGGCCACGACCCCATGGACATTGACGTTCCCTGAGATCGTAATGGGGTTAGTAATATCGGTGATGGTCCCAGAGATTGTTATGGGCTCCGCGATGGAGACTGTGCCAGATACCTTTACCGTTACGGTCCCTGACACCTTGGTAGTAACGGTTCCAGACACCTTAACCGGCTGAACCGTGCCAGTTGCAGAGACGGGGAAGCGATTAGTCACATGAACGTCGGTCCCGTCGCCGCTCGCCCCAAAAACAATCTTGATGCGCTGAAAATGGCCGGAGACGGTCCCCTTCACCACCAAATCCGTGAAGATGATTGGTCCTGCTCCAGTTCCCGTACTTAGCGTAATGTTATCTGGCATACTAGATCCCTACCCGCAGCAGTAAGAGGCTCCCGATGGGTATGCCTCCAACCTCAGCCGCTCCAGGGACAAAGCCCGTCATCACACTTTTCATGGTCGGCTGCGGTCCGCTATTCAGAGCTACATTTTGAAAGACCAATAGCATTACGTCCGCTCCACATGGAACTGTACGCTCACATCCACATTAGGCGCAGTCGTAGAAGTCACGGCGAAGGCTGTATTGGCTGGGAGCTTCCAGGGCGGATTGAAGTTGGACCCCCAACCACCCCCAGAAGCAAACACGCGCCCCCTCCATCGTACCGTTGTGCCCTCAGACAGACCGATGCGCCTCGAGGATCCCCCGTTGTTGGATACCTGCGTGCTGCTAATCACGATGAATTGGTTGGCCCCAGGCGCATTCAATACTGTGGCCTGTGTCGTGGTCACATTCGCCGTAATCGGCCCTCGTGTTCCAGTTGCCACAACCGCAGGGGGGGCGTTGAGGATGATAACGCTTCGTCCCTGCAAGTCGGCCATGCTATAGACCACATCGCCCGTGGTGACACTAATACCTGAAATGCTGAGACGCGCCCGATTGGCTATAAGGACAGGATTGCCTGCGACTGCGGCATCATTGGCGGCAGCCCCCACCACCTTAACTGGACCACCCGTGACTGAGACAGCGTTGGTGATGGATGTAATGCTGCCGCTGATCGTGATGGGTTCAGCTATAGTGACCGTGCCACTCGTCTTGACCACAACCGTATTGGTGATGGATGTAATAGACCCACTGATCGTAATCGGCTCGGCGATATTAACATTGCCTGAAACCCTAACCACTCCACTGATGGTCACGGGCTCCGCAATCGTGACCGTACCAGACACCTTAGTGACAACCGTATTGATGATGCTGGTGATGGAGCCGCTAATGGTGATAGGTTCTGCGATGTTGACATTCCCAGAGACCTTCACCACACCACTGATCGTGACCGGCTCAACGATGGTGACTGATCCGCTCACCTTCACTGGGAAGGCGGTTCCTGATGGAGCTACCCGGAGAGATCGTCCTGTCCCCCCAGCGATCACGGCCCCGCCAGACGCTGGGACAATAATTCCAAATGCGAGGCGTGTTTGTGTGGTCCCCGTGGCCCAGGCGTAATCTAAATAGGCTACGTTGCCGCTGACCTTTACATTGCCGCTAATCGTCACCGGCTCCGCGATGGTGACGGTTCCAGATACGCGCACAGGGAGGGATGTGCCGGTCGGGGTGATAACGTAGAAGTTACCAGTCGGGCTGACCGTTACGACGCCCGAGACCTTGACGGCACCACTAATGGTGATAGGCTCGACGATAGTGACGGAGCCTGAGACCTTAACGGGGAGTGCAGTACCCGTAGCTTTAACGAGAATGATGCTGCCGCTTGTGGTGATTACTGGAAGGCGATTGCCGGCATGAACATCGGACGCGGAACCACTAGCCCCGATGCTGATTTTGACGCGCTGGTGATATTGGGTCGTGGTGCCAACCACCACGGCATCTGCCGCGATGATGGCTCCAGTAGTCGTGTTCTTGTCAACCTGAACGTTATCGCCCACGTCACCTTCTCCGTACCCTCAACACTGGTCTGTATGGGAACCCGGCGGCTACTGCTCCTGTGCCAAGTACGCCGGCCCCCACTTTCATACCAAGAGCCCAGACTATGATGAGGATCATCGCCTTAAGAGCGACGGGAGCGTTTTTTCAATCCGGTCCATCTCCTGCTTGAGTGCTGCCACCTTGGCCGATAGATCGGATTCCTCTGTGACAAACTTGCTGATAGACTTCTGCGTCTCAGAGAGGAGCTTTCGCGCCTCCTCGACATCATTCCGCAGCGCATCACGCGATGTAGTGAGTGACGTGACTTCCTGCTTGAGCAAGCGCGCCATGTCGGCCTTGTCGGCTTGATCGGCCAGCAGGCGATTAGTCTCTTTGTCTAGCTCGGCCATCCGCTTCTGGGATGCCCGTGCAGCCTCATCACATTGGTGTTTTGCGCTGTCGCGGGCCTTGTTGAGACCATCGAGTTCATTCTTGAGAGACGGGATTTGCTTCTTGGCATCGCGGACGTACCGGCACACCGCTTCGAGGTGACGGAGGCCGCGAGACCAGTTCACCATGTTCTCGGCGTAGGAGAACGCCTGCTCGTCATTGATGATCGGATCGTCAGCCATATTCCCTCCGCTAGCGCCTCGTGCTTTGCGAGATAATCACAATGTTCAGACTTGTCGTAGACGCCTGGGCACTCATGCGCGGTCGGATATATCGGGGGTTTTCCAGAATTTGCTCCGTCTTGCCTGTGGCGATAGACAAAGCATTCTGGCTGGGGTCATTCAGAGTAAACCACAATCCTGTCCCGCCAACCTCTGACCCCTGAATGAGCACGGTAGCCCCACCGCTCACATAGGTGCCATAGACCGTGACGGTCTTATCAGGAAGATTCGGGGCCTCGAGCTGCGTCCCATTGCCCGTAGAGTTGAAGTTGGCCCAGATGGTCCGCATGACCCCCCGAGAGATCCAATCGGAGACGCCCGTAACAGTTATTTCAGCCATGCACCTTCTCCTTCCTCGGACGGCCCCGCTTGCGTCGAATAGGGGTCTGCACTGGCTTCTCATCCGAGGGCGCATCAACCTTAGACGGCAGCTTAAACTTCACATCGGCCAACGCCTCTGGGGTGCATTTCTTCACCTCATCCCAAAACCATTGAGGCGGGTCGCTGATTGGAGGCCCCGTCATGGGGAATACCTGCCCGTTTTGGATGAATAGCTCCCCATGCTCCGTTTCTATGGAGATGTATGGGGTGAGTTCAGCCAACCTTGGCCGGTTCGTTGTCGGATCCTTCTCGAACTTGTGCGTCTCCAGTGTGAGCCGGTTCGACATGCGTACCATCCTCCGTATAGTGAGGTTGCTTGATGTA